CCTGAAAACGCAAGGTAGAGCCAAGGGCACAACGCTGCTTATCGAATTGCAAGACGATGGTTGGTTGCTGCATGGAGATGGTGAGTCCGTAATGGCTGCAGAAGCGATCCAGGAGGCTTCAGACGAGCTGCAAGGGCGTCAAGCGGACATCTTTGACTACCTGTGCGACAGATGGGCTGCAGGTGAGTTTCCGGTTACGACGACAGAACTGCAGGACGTAGCCAAGTGCAATGCAAGCAAGGTCAACCGTGCTTTGCGTGCGCTGGAGAAAAAGTCGCTTGCAAGGCAGGAAGGACAGCTTGAACCTTTGGTTTCTGGTGGTCGTCCTCAGCTTCTCTGGGTTCCCAATACCCCCTCCCTGGAAAGTGGTGAAAATAGGGGCACAAGGGGAACAACCTCGCGCGCGTCATACGAAATAAGGGGTTATTCCCCTTTTTCCCTTAGTTCACCCACTTCTGGGGGAGGGGTAGCTGAGGGGGTTTTACCCCCTACCCCTGGGACACCTGTTGAGCTGCATCGAAACGGTGTCTGGAGCAATGGTTGGGTTGTTGTTGACGCAAGCAATGCCAGCAACGTCAAGGCAGCAAAGCTTGGCAATACCAACATCACTGTTGGATCACTGCGATGGGATCTAGACGTGCGCCTTTGTCAATCCAGCCCGTTTAAAGCAGCACCTGAAACATTTGATACGTTAGACCCGTTTGACTTCTGATGGCTGGTATGCCATGATTATTTCGGGAGAGATCCCTGTACCTCGACAACTGAATCATGAACGTGACTGAGTTTCAGGCTCAATGCCTGGAGATGCTCAAAGCCGCTCGCGAGTGGGATGACAGCACTTGGGAGGATCTAGAAGATTCCTTCACAATGAGTGTCCTGGATTCAATGATGGATCTGGAGCACGAAATTGAAGAGGAATGACAAGAGGGCCGCAAGGCCCTTTTTTATGTCAACCAATAAACCGGCACAGCCCCTTGCTTCTGGTATGCCATTCGTGTATATTGAAGAAGTCAAGGGGAGACCCACAACACCTCAAGCAATGGATTGGCACAATCAACGCCTCAACCTCTTCGAGTCCTTTGAACGCTTTCAAGACAAGTTAGAAGCTGACAACCTGCTCAAGCTTCAACAGTCAGAATCCTCTAGCCGCTACTACGTCGAAGCATCACTCAACGGCAGCCTTGAATGGACTGAGTGGGCTTATGACGAACATGAGCTTGACCTGTTAAAGCAAGATGCAAAAGATTGCGGCTATTCCTACACCGTAGAGGAAGTTTGATTAACTAATTACACGTCGGGGAGCCTGATGCCTGACTTTTCCCCCAAGCAGGCTGAAAGCTATAAAATACCGAAAGGGAAGGCAAGGCAGCTTTGAGGTGCTGATCTATCCCCCGACACCTAACGACCGCACACGCTCACCATTTGGATCATGACCATTTCAGCAGAGCCCAAAGACGTTATCTCCTGTGAATTTGGCAGGAGGGCAGGCAACAAAGAACACTTAGTTGTTCTTTATGTCTTAGATACAGAAGAACGCTACGCAGGCGAAACAGTCCTTTGCACTTTGGCCCCTAGCCAAAGGTGGATTCTTGATTTGTCCCCTGGTGATTTTGTAGATGTTCGCGAGAAAAGCTTCAGAGAAGGTCGCGAAGAGTGGCTTGCTGATGCAATGCCAAACAACCGTCAACCTTCTTATGACACAGCTGTTCAAGAAACTTCAATCCAAACAACCATCGAGACAAGGCTTGAAACCTGTTCTCCTGCGCTAGCTCCTGAACCGCTTTCAGGACCAAGGATTGAAACATATATAGCTGATCCTGAGCTTTTCTCTATTTTCAATACGCTCAGTTCTTACGACACTAAAAAAGAAGCTGGAAGGCTTTTGCTTGAATACGCTTTGAAGAGTCTTCGTCCTTTTTGCAAGGCAATAGAACCTTCACAGCTTTATGACGTGTTGAAAAATTCCTGATCTCTCTGCCCTGCCACTAACCCTGGCAGGGCTTTTTACTAATGCCTAAAAGTGACGATCAATCCCCTGACAGCACAATTTAATTTTCCAATGAAACTTCCTGAGAGCATCGTCATGAGAATTGGCGATTCTAAAATCAATGCACAGTTGGTGTATCCCGGCCGTCGCTACTACGTCACATCGCCTTTACTTTTTGAACTGCTTGAAGCTGACGATGATTTGAGTGGCGCAAGCAAAGACGCAATTACCTTGCACCGTTGGCTTAAAAACTTGTGCAAAACTTTTCATGTGTCATTTATAAACGGAGACATCGTTGGTGCATTAACCATTGGTGACCATGAAGGCGCTCATGCTTTTACTGCGCTGTCTATGTGGCAGTCGAACTTAGATGCACGTCATAGTTCAGATGCCGTGGCTTGGTGGTTTCAGCGTTTTGTGGAAATCTCAACCGCTACGGACTCGTGACCTTTATGAACCAAGACACCCTTCGAGCAAAACAGCGCCAAAATGACCTAAACGCTTTTCGTCGCTATGAACGTCAATACTGGCTCGCCTATGCCCGTAGCCAAAATCCGCACCCTCCCAACTGGCAATGTGCAAGTCACAGTCGGCAACTTCAGAGGTATTGTCAGCTCGACGCGCTCGACTGAACACAAAATTCGGCAACTCCGCTCCTACTGGCAAAAAGCTCACCATCACTTCTACCCTTGAACTACTCTTGTTTTAATTCCCTGTAAGATTGGGGTATGGGTAAAAAATCAACCAACCTAGAAATTCAAGAGCGCGTCAACACCATTTACCAGTTCTTGATCAAGTCTTGGTCGCGTTTTGACATCCTTCAATACGCCGCGACTGAGTGGGATCTGTCCGCTCGACAGACTGATGAATACATTGCACGGGCACGCAAGCTCATAGAAGAGGATTCAGCGATTGAACGTCCTCAGTGGCTAGCTGCTGCAGTCAGACGCCTTGCGGAATACGAAAAACGCGCTGGTCGTGATGATCAGGTACAGACAGCAATCAAGGCTTTGGAGACTCAGGCCAAGCTGCTTCGCTTTGACATCTGATGCCCTTGCTGACAGGGCTTACAGATGCTGAACCGCTGCTGGCATTTGCAACGCCACCAACGCAAGAGAGCACAGTTGAATTGGTTGAACGCATCAAGTCTGATCTGCATCCTGGGCAGCTTGCTTTCGTAGAAGATCAAACGACAGAAATTATTGGTCTGTCTGCTGGCTATGGAGCGGGCAAGACCAGAAGCCTTGTGGCTAAAGCTGTTGTCTTGTCTGCTTTAAACCAAGGTTTTATTGGTTGCGTCATGGAGCCAACAGGCCCCCTGATACGTGACATCTGGCAAACAGACTTTGAATCCTTTTTAGAGCAATACGAAATTCCGTATACCTTCAGGGCTTCGCCGCTGCCTGAATATGTGCTGCACTTGCCAGGCGGTGATACAAAGATTCTTTGTCGATCATTTGAGAACTGGTCAAGGATTATTGGCTTAAACCTTGCTTGGGTACTGGCTGACGAGATTGACACGGTGACGCCTTCAATTGCTGAAAAGGCATTTCCTAAAATTCTTGGCCGTCTTCGCTCTGGCAATGTTCGTCAGTTTGGCGCTGCATCAACGCCTGAAGGTTTCCGCTGGATGTGGAACACGTTTGGCACAGAGCAGGCACAACAACGCAAAGACAGAAAGCTGATTAGGATGCGAACCGCAGATAATCCCCATCTGCCTCAAGACTTCATCGAAAGGCTGCAAGCCAACTACGATCCAAGCCTGTTGCAGGCTTACTTAGAAGGCCAATTTTGCAACCTTACAACTGGTCAGGTTTATGACCGGTTTGACAGAACAAAGCACGTAACAACCGATATTCCAGACGTCAGCGACGAACCTTTAAGAATCGGCGTTGACTTCAATATTGGCAACATGTCAGCTGTCATTGGTGTTCGTCTTGGAAACAACCTTCTCCTGATCGACGAGATCAGTGGCGCACATGACACCGACGCCATGGCACAAGAAATCCGCAGACGATTTCCCGACCAAAGGGTATATATGTACCCTGACGCATCAGGCGGAAACAGAAGCACGAATGCCAGCAGGACTGACATACAGATCTTGGAGACGTATGGGTTCAGCAATCAATCACCGAAGGCAAATCCTCCCGTACGTGATCGGGTGGCTTCTGTTCAAGCTTTGTTGGAAAACGGGAAAGGAGAGGTAAGGCTGCAAGTAGCGGCCAACTGCAAGCGCACCATTGAATGCTTAGAGCTGCAGAGTTACACGGAAGCTGGTGATCCTGATAAAGATGCTGGATATGATCACATGAATGATTCTTTGGGCTACCTCGTTTTCAGAGACTTCAGCATGCTGAATGCGCGTGCTGGTAGAGGCACTGGCATTAGGCTTTACTAAACTGCAAGCACTAGGCGGGTTTGGCTGTGTATTCGGGTTTCTCTGGGCGGCAACGTATTGGTAACGTCACTCAGGTGAATGACCCAAATACGTCTTGGGTCAACATGGAACCCCACTGGGGTTTGATCGAAACGTTGCTTGGCGGAACGTACAAGATCAGAAAAGGCCACCGCAAGTTTTTGCCGCAAGAGCCAAGAGAACTTGACGAGGCTTACGACAACAGG